CCCACTTAAAAATCTGTTTTTGATTTTTTAAAAAATGCAACATGCAACGGTTTTAACCACTCGTCAAGCGGTGCTCATCCCAACAAAAGTGGGATGGTGGCATTTGCTAGCGTACCCATGCCGTGCTCAACAATCCGTGGACCATACCGCTTAACCCCTGCTGCCAATGCTTTAATACCAGAATCAGCAACATGGGCAGCGGCATTCATCAGTGGTGTAATGCTGATGTTCCACTTGGGATTATGTTGATGCAATGCAGCAGTGATAGCAAACGGATTGACACCAGCACCAGTGTTTGCGGAGTTCTGAGTGATGCCCACTGACCTGTTAGGAGTCCATTCTATAATATTAGTGACCCTAAAAGTCAGGGAAGACCCAGGAGGCAAGCCTGTGAAGACCATGTTGATGCAATTGCGATCATCACTATCCGCAGGCAAGTCCCCTGTTCCACCACCAGTAGAATGCCAGAACACATCATGTGCACCAGGAACCCACTTGACACTGATCTTGTCAGTAGTCAAACGAGTGCTGTCAGGCAACAACTGAGCGGTGACCTCAGCATTGGCAGCAAATCCTGTCTGAACACTAGACGCCGGCACAACTCCGAAGAAGGAGGTCCCCGTCAGTGACAACGCAGGTGCATTGCTCCAAACCTCAACGCAACTCCCTAGTGACCGAAATTTCGATCCGTTGGTATCAAAGTACGTTATACCCGGGGATTCAGCCTTGGTAAACCCGGTTGTGAAGTTTGTGGTAGCATCAGGTGCTTGGTTACGCATGTTCATATTAGCTCCTGGATAATACGCGAACTGTGCTGCTGTATTAGCAGGAGATAACTGAATTACGTAGTTCCTGGCAACCCGCTGCACCAAGCCCTTCTCACCGGGGTAGAACCCATTAGCTACCGACGAGTAACAAGGATCAACGAGCATCTGGGCATATTGCTCAGCCATAGAGGGGGACTTAGAAATTGTACTAAGTCCTCTCACTCGCGTCCTTCTCCTCCCGGTTCTCCGAGCACGTTTATTCTTATTATTAACCATGTTGCTCAAGTGTCACAATCAGTGATTAAACACTGAAAGCCTGTATGCAGATGCAATAAATTCAGCGCTTGTGATCTGGTTAGGATCCACGGACCTAGTGGTGGGCACTGTGGAGGAAAGGTAGATTTCCTCCACCTGCCGCTGATCAGAAGGGTGAATACCGAACGTGTCGAAGAAAGCAACCCGTGCCTGCTCCGTTGGCTCAGCATACCTTCCCCCAGCCTCCACGCTAGTCCACCGTAGCCAAGTGCTCCTCAGATCCAACCTCTTCAGAACTTTTGCTGAGAGGGTTCTGTCCTTGGCTAACATGCTGTAGTATGATCCGAGGATTGGGACATGGCCATAAATACTGAGACCACCAAGTCCGGTGGCAGTTAACACCTCTTCATGTGAGATGCCACCAACCTGGATCCAAGTGTGATCTTGGTTTACGGCCTTGAATGGGTTCCGCACAAACAGTGGAACATCCAGCAAAAGGAGCTTACTTTGACAGAACTCGATTTCTTCAAGTTTGCGGTATGGTCCTTCCACCTTCATGCGGAACCCCCTCCCCTCGTACCACCCTGGTAACCCCTCCATGAAGTCTCGCTCATCACTCGACTCCATGAAGACCACGCAGTCATCGCCATCTACCATGGCGCGGATGGTGATCCCACGCTCCCTAGCGTAGCCATACAGCATTCCAGCTGATAGTACGCAGTTCCCAAGAGCAGTGTTCACATCACCCGACATTCGTCCGCCCTCCTGCACCCATTTGCAGCGCCCATCGTCCAAGTTGGAGAATACTTTGTTCTCCAACTGCCAGCTGAGCAACTTACTCAACTCAGGATCTTTGTTGTAAGCATGCTTGTAAAATGAATGCTCATAACCAAGTGCCTGGGTTGAACAATGTTGGTCAAACTTGCTGGCGTCAAGTCCGATAGCGACTGGGTGTTTGAAGGCTTCCCAATGTCCAACCGCGACAGCGGCCCGCTCCTCTTGCCCCAACCCCTTCATGACGACCTTGTGCCCCATTGCACGTCTAATAGAGGCGTACAAAGTGTGCTCAAGTGGTGCCACAAACACCCCCACGGACAATAAATACCGTGGGTCGCGTGGAGAGATTACACGCGGTGCAGCAGCTTTAGCCCACTTCTCGGCCTTCAGAAAGGCCGTGATGTAGGAATCACTGCGCTCCACGGGTTTGCGTTTAAGTGACTCGGCGGCACGTTCGTACACGGCCCGTTTTGATCCGCTATACTTCCCATAGTATTCACTGTGGGTGATAGGAGAAAACCCGGAACCTAAAGCACGACACACCCTCCGACGAAACCAAAGCAAACCATGGGTCATGAAGTTTTTAGGCTTCAATGTGGTGACCCATTGTCCGTCCTGTATACTTCCCAGGACCCTCTCCCTAACAGCCCAGCTCATATTCCCCACCGTGGCAGCATGAGAGAATATGGGAGTGGAGCCGGGCAAACCGGTTGGGTTCAAAGTCAAGCGCTTCCCTACCTTCGGGGCTTTCCTGCAGTCCAGCTTGGTGGTGAGACCGGGCACACTGACCACCCCATGGTCAATGGGCTCGATCCAAGCCGGACGCCCCTAAAAGCCTGCTCCTCGTCGATGGATACCGAAGAGCCGCTCAATCCAGTTTGGCTGTGCCTCTTGAAGAATAGTATAGGCGCGCCAGCGGTAGTTGGTTCCGGCGTGTGCTAAAGCGACAATGGAATCCACACATGCCAGAATCTGCCATGTGTGCATCCCTTGACGCTCAGCCCCATTGACCGTACGGGGCTTACGCATCTCCTCGACCAACCATTTCCGGGTGCAAGCCAAACTGGAATGGGAGTTGTCATGGATAACGTTGGGGTACTTCTCGTACACCCTGGCCACCCAATACTGATAAAATCGTCGTCCTCGGCGTGAACGCCAAGGCTCAGCAATTTCATCAGTGGGTGGTGGGTCTGGAGCGACTTCCCCTTCTGCTGGGTTCTCAGACAGAACACCCAGCGGTTCTGGCAATGGCTGATTTTCTCCAAACCAGCCAGTCTGATACATCTCCA